CAACGTTAACTAAAAAAATAGAACGATTATTAAATGGAAAAAAATAATTAGTAAAATGCAAGACGAATACGAATCATACAATTTTTGGAATAAATGAGTAAACATAAATATATTGAAACGCCCGAAGTAATGGCACAATTATTTGAGGACTATAAAAACGAGTGCAAAACAAACCCACGTAAAAAACACGTATTTGTTGGTAAAGACGGTACGAGTGATTATGAGTTATTGGAACGACCTTTGACTATTGAAGGTTTTAGAGTTTATTGTTATGATAAAATAGGATGTGTTAAGCAATATTTTGATAATCCTGATAAAAGATATAACGAATATATTACTATCTGTTCGCACATAAGGGAAGTTATAAGACGTGATCAAATAGAAGGCGGAATGGTTGGGCAGTACAATCCTAGCATTACACAGCGTTTAAATGGGCTTAAGGAGCAAACAGAACAAACTAATATTGAGCAAAAGCTATTTGAATAACTATCATGATTAATTATGAATTAGATTTATCAACTATACCAAATGGTTCTTTAATAAAAGATATTGAAGATGGGGATTGTTACTATCAAGGTATTTGGAATAATGGAATGTATACCGTTAATAATGTTATTTGGAATGGAGAAGAATATAAAAAAGATGAGATGTTAGGTAAAACAATTCATTTACAATGGTATTGGATAGAGGTTTTTAATTCTGAAGGTAAAAAAATATTAGATACATAGTGTTCCAAAAAACAACTGCAATAAAGAAAATGTTAGCAATGACACAAAGAAAACGTGTTATTCAAGGTGGTACGAGTTCAGGTAAAACATACGGTATAATTCCTATTCTTATTGATTATGCGATTAAAAATCCACGTCAAAGAATTACAATAGTAGCTGAATCAATACCAGCTGTTAAAGATGGAGCGGTTAAGATATTTAAAGATATAATGTTTGAAACTAACCGATGGATTGAAAGTAATTGGATAGGTAACCCGATGGAATACACTTTTGGTAATGGTACAATAATTCAATTTAAATCATTTGATAGCATTGGTAAAGCAAAGGCAAGCGGTAAACGTGACGTGTTATTTTTGAATGAAGCTAACCATATTAGTTTTGAAATAGCGGATGCTTTAATGATACGCTCCAAACAAACGTGGATTGACTTTAATCCTGATAATGAATTTTGGGCGCATACCGAAGTAATGCCAGAACACAATGCCGAATTTCTTTTATTGACTTACAAAGATAATGAAGCTATACCACCCGAAACATTAGAAGACTTACAAATAAAAATAGAGAAAGCAAAAACGTCCGACTATTGGAAAAATTGGTGTCGTGTTTATGTGGATGGTGAAATCGGTTCATTACAAGGCACCGTCTTTGAGAATTGGGCGCAATGTGATAGCGTTCCAACTGATGCGGAGTTTATAGCTTACGGAATGGATTTTGGATTTACAAATGATCCAAGTACTTTAATTGCAGTTTACCGATTTAATGGCGAACTTTATTTAAACGAATTGATATATCAAACTAAATTAACGAATAGCGATTTAATCGCTAGGTTAAAAGAACTTGGTATAAAGTCAAATGAAATGATTGTTGCAGATAGTGCCGAGCCAAAATCAATAGAGGATTTAAGACGGGCGCAATTTAGAATTGAGGGTGCTAAAAAAGGAGCGGATAGTATTCGTAATTCAATAGATACTTTACAAGCGTTTAAATTGAGTGTAACGAAGTCTAGTATTAATTTGATAAAGGAACTAAGAAACTATAAATGGGTGACTGATAATGACGGCAAACATACTTCACAGCCTATTGATAGTTACAACCATGCTATTGATGCAATTAGATATGTAGCTTTAAACCGACTTAAGAAATCAACTTTCTTTATTCAATAAACGTAAAAAACAAATAAAATACTATATTATTATAATGAATATTCCTAAACGATACGAAGATTTAACAGTTGAGCAGTTCCAACAATTGGAGTTGCTTAAAACCGAAAAACTAGATAAATTGGATATGGCTTGCAAAAGACTATCAATATTAACTGGTAAGTCAATTGACTACATAGAAAGCCTATCACCGACAAAGGTTTACGATATGCTTTTGGGTGCAGCTTTCTTAATCAATCCTATCAATCAGTTCCCAGTTGCAAAGTCGGTACGTTTTGGTTTACATAAATTTAGGTACATTAAAGAGATACACGAATATACAACCGCACAACAAAAAGACTTTACAACCATTCTTAAAAACAACGGTAACGATTATATTAAGTGTTTACCCGAACTTATGGCAATATGCCACCACGAATTAACATTTAAAGGTTGGGTTTATAACAGCGACAACCATTTTAGGAACGTAGAGTATTTTAAGAAATCAAAATTAAAAGATACACTTGGGGCTGTTTTTTTTTATTCAAATTGTTTGAAAAACTACAGCGAGATTATAGAGGATTGTTTGCATCAAGCGAACAAAGTAATAGAGGAGTTGATGACGGAAGTCCGGGACGATTTAGAATTTCAGACTTTTTTGAACAATGGGGTTGGGAATACTCAGTTAGTCTCTGCATAGAGGATAGCGGGTTAAATGAGGATAATATTTATGAATGGAACGTATTAAGGTTTTACAATAAGTTAGCCTACTTAAAAGATAAAGGCAAATTTGAGATAGCATTAAATGGCAATAGATAATGGCATAAAGGATTTATTAAATGAGTTTGGTGACAAGCTACTTAATGATTTACGAAAGTCATTAAAAAGTAAACAAAGGGATAAAGCATTAATAAGCAATTTAGATAGAAGTATAGATCCATCTACTAAGTTTGCAGATGGTAGTTTGTTTTTTACTTTAACTATGAATGATTATTGGGATGCTGTAAATAGTGGCAGAAGCCCAACAACTAACAGCGGGGATGGTTCATTAAAAAGAAAATTAATAAGGTGGGTAAAAACAAGAAAGTTAAAAGTAGAGATAGCAAAAAGACGGGAAGTAAAGGCAAAGAGTTTAAAAAACAAAAAAATAAAAAAGGCTTATAAACAAGAAACATTTGATCAAGCAGTAGAAAGGGTAGCGTATTTAGTTGCAAGAAAAATACATAAAAAAGGTTATAAGGGTAATCACTTTTATGACGAAGTAATTAAAGACGGAAGGATTGACAAACTAAAAGAGGATATTGCAAAGCTAGTAAATACCGAAATAATAATAGACATTCAACAAACGACAAAGAAATAATGGCACTAACTATAACACAGCAGCCTGAAATATTAACACCTGCTTACAATAAGCAATATGTAACTGCTATATCTAATCAAATAGCTATTGCAGATTTTAAGTATGTGGTAACGGTTGAGGTAAATACTAGCGGACAAATTTATACTGAAAACATATTACAAAGACCCGATGGCTATTTAGTATTTGATGCTCAACAATGGGTGAAGAATTATATTCAGCATTTCTTTAACCCTGTTTTAAGTTTAGCAAGCCCGATACAAGTAGCTACTAATAAATCGGTAGCAGTTAAATTAATCATAACCGAATTTTATAGCGGAGTTTTACAAACAGCAAACAAAGTAACTATTAATTATTATGCCTTTGACGGATGCTTAAATGATAAAGCATTTGCAGCTTATAACTATAACGATTATTTATTTAATGCGACGTCTGGTAAATTATTCCTATCAAAAGACATAACAACAATAACACCCGATAACAGATTAATGTTAGGGCAGGATTTCTATTTACATTTTATACAAAATACAGCCGTTCCAATAACAAATATAAGCGTTGATTTAAGACGTGGTGCATCAACTATTGATAACGTTAATATTGCATCAATGCCAACATCAACGGCTTACAATACCTTTGTAATGCGTTTAAATAGTACAATGTTTACAACTGCTACTCCGCAAGTTGGGGATGTTATTAGAACTTCGTTTAATAGCGCAGCTGGTAACATAGTACGTTACTCAATTACGTTAAAGGAACTTTGCACAAAGTATAAAGATTACGTTTTGTACTATTTAGATAGGGACGGCAATATCTTATTTTTTCACTTCGAGAAATTAAGCAAAACAAATTTTAATAAAAAAGTTAATTCGGTTACTTTACAAAAGGATTATTTAAACGCTAGTTTTAATTATACTTCCAATAGTTGGGATAGAGAGGTGCATAATATTAGCACTATGATTGACTCAACTATTACTTTAAATACTGATTGGATAACGGAAACACAAAGCACTCAATTAAATGATTTATTTAGCAGCCCTATTGTTTATTTGTGGGATGGAACGGAATACAGACCTGTAACAATAACGAATAATAGTTATGAGGAATATAAACTAGACAATGAATCGTTATTTAATTACAATGTGACTTGCTCATTCGATACAATGGAAACTAGACAAAGAGGAATATAATTATGGCAGTAGTAACACGATTAGAATTAAAAGGTAGGAATGGTTTAGATAAATTCGATAAATATCCTATTGCGGTTAATATTCCTGTTAGCTTAAATTACAATTTAGCAGATGTAAGAAACCCCGACCAACGTAAAGCATCTTTTAGTAAAACCATTAATCTAAATGGTACGAATGAAATTAATAAACTATTTGAGAATATATTTAGCGTAAATGTAGCAACTCAATATTTCAATAAGAATTTAAAAACACCAGTTCGTTATATCGTAAATGAGATTGAGAATTTCAGCGGTGACTTACAACTGATTAAAATAAATATTAACCCTGATAATTCCATAGTTTACGAATGTTCAATAATTGGTGCGGGTGGTTCTTTGTTTGTTGATATTGGCGAGAAATACATAACAGGGAATGCTCAAGTAACTGCAACAAGTGGCTTGTTAGTTGTTGGCAGATATTACACCATAACTGATTTTATAGCAGGTGATAATTTT